AGAACTAGAGCGCCAACGCCAGCAAAGCTTAGAGCAGTTTAAAGCTGCGGGTTACGAAGTAACTCCTGAAATTGCTGGCGGATTGCAAATGGCTGAGCAAGGGGCTGCAGAGTCTCTTCAAAAGAGTCAAGAGCAGTACGCGGCAACCCTTTCTGATCGGCAAGTGCTTTCTGATTTGCTGAAGGCCAATCAGTTTAAAGAAGCATTTGAATACGCTAAGCAAACTGGGCTTGAAGATTTGCTTGGCAATCCAAACGAGTTAAAGAATCTTCGCGAGCCTTTTACGAAAGAAGAAGGCAAGCTGTTTATGGAGGCGCTGCCAGAAAACTTTATCCAAGGCATGACCGGCCTCAGCGATGACAAGTTTGATAAAGCATTTAAATTTGAACCTGAAAAAGCCGAAGAGCGTGGAGCTTTAGGCTGGATTGGAGAAACCGGCTTTCCGAGCATTGGTTCTGCTTATACGCCAATTTCCCAAAAAGATGGCGATTTTGACATCATGAAAGCGCTTGCTGTAGGCGCAACGGTTTTTGGCATTGGTTCTTTAGTAGGCAGCGTTTTAGGCGCAGCAGGGGTTGGCACGGGAGCAGCGGGCATAGGCGGCGCTACGGGAGCTGGGGCTACGGGAACGGCTGCGGGAGCTACAGGCGCAGGCGCTTTGACCGCTGCGGAACTTGCAAGCGTTTTGCCTGAAGTTGTTATTACCGCATCTAAACCAGCATTGGCTTCTGTGCTCGCTCCGGCTGCGGCAGGAGCAATAGGGATTTCTCAACTTGGCGGTACAGCCGCTGCGCCAACGCCTGCGGCTCCTCCTGCGCCTGCTCCTTCCCCGCTTGAAGAAGTCATCGTGGCAGGTACTAAGCCCGCTGCTGACGGGATAATTGCCCCTGCGGCTGTAGGCGGAGCGGCTGCAGAGTCTGTGCTTAACCAAGCTCAACAAGCTAGAGAAGCAACGTACCAAGAACCGCCTATGGAAGAGGTTGTGGTTCAAACAACAAAACCTGAGATTCCGCTGTCTGAAGCTTTGATACCAGCTGGCGCACTTGAACTTGCCGACCTTAGCAACGTGGTAGACATCCCCAAAGAGCTGGGCTACGAACCAACAGAGATCGAACAAACGCCGTTCCAAAAACTGAAGGCTTTGGCCGACAAAGTAGGCGGCTGGAGTAACGCCCTTAGGCTATTGGGCGGCTTGGGCGGGCTGCTCTCTGGCGGGCAGTCGTCAGCCGGTGCGGCGGCTCCCACTGCGCCTTCTGGCCCCTTTGGCGGCGCTCTGCCCAAGTACGAATTGTCCCGCAAACAACTGCAGCCAGATATTGATTATTATCGGTATGGCCTTGGGCCAGAGGCGCGGTTTTTCGAGGACACTATGACTAAGACCGAACCGGCTCCTGCCCCGGCTCCTGCAACCGGCATCGTAAACCCGGAGGAATACCCGGTCTTTGCCCAAGGCGGCCTTGCCAAAGGTGGCCGCTACATGGAGGGGGCAGGTTCAGGGCGGGATGACAAAATTCCTGCACTCCTGAGCGACGGAGAGTACGTCATTGATGCAGAAACGCTGGCCTTGTTGGGGGACGGCTCGACCAAAGAGGGTGCTAAACGCATGGATCAGTTCCGTGCTAAGATTCGCAAGCACAAGGGTCGTGCCCTTTCGCGTGGCCGGATTAGTCCAGACGCAAAGTCGCCTAGCAAATACATGGGCGGAGGGTTGACCTAATGAGTGTTGTAGATTTCCTGTTTGAAGGCAGCGCCCCGACTCCGGGGACATCCACCGCCACCAGCGCCTCTCAGCTTCCCGAGTGGTACAACGAGTACACCCGCAACATGCTGGGCCGCGCTCAGGCCGTGGCCGATTTGCCGTATACGACCTACGGCGGGCCGCGCATTGCTGGGTTTACCCCGACTGAGCAAACCGGTATGGCGGCCACCCAAACCGCCGCTGGCGCCTATAGGCCCTTCTTGGGCAGCGCGGAGTCGGTCCTTGGGCGTGCAGGCGCTTCTACGGGCTTAGGAGCCGCCCAGCCGTATCTTGAGCGAGCAGCAGGGACTTCGGCAGCGGGCGCCTTCCAGCCGTTTATCAGCCAAGCGTTGCCCTCGATTACGCAAGCAGGCCAACAGTCTGCGCTGTCAGCTGCTCAGCCGTTCTTCCAGCAAGCCCTCTCCCAATCCCCGATGGCTGCGGCTGAACCGTATGCGCAGGCTGCTATGCGCACGTTCCCGCAGGCGGCGGCGGAATACATGAATCCTTATACCCAAGGCGTGGTCAACCGTATTGCGGATCTTGGGGTTCGTCAGCTTCAGGAAAAGTTCTTGCCCTCTATTGGCGAAGAGTTCACCCGCGCTGGGCAGTTTGGCGGCTCTCGCATGGGCGAGTTTGGCGCTCGGGCGCTACGTGATGTGCAAGAGTCGGTGCTGGGGGAGCAGGCCAAGGCGTTGCAAACCGGCTACGGTCAAGCGGCAGACATCTTTGGTCAGGACGTTGGCCGGGCAGCGCAGCTTGCGGGCACTTTCGGCCAGCTTGGCGGCGCTCAACAGCGAGCGTTGCTGGAGGCGGGCTCAGGGCTCGGTCAGCTTTCGAGCGCGGACATCAACCGGCTTTTGGAGAGCGGTGTCCGCTTGGCGGATGTGGGTCAGGTGGCGGGTCGGTTGACCGCCGAAGATGCCCAGCGCCTTGCGAGCCTTGCGGGAACTGCCGGAACCGTAGGCGGTGCGGATATAAACCGCTTGATGGAACTTGCCGGTCGCTACGGCGAACTTGGCGGTGCGGCTCAGCGTATGGGCTTGACCGGAGCGGAAGCAGTTACCGGCGTCGGCGCTGCCGAGCGGGGCATGCAGCAGCAAAATCTCAATCTTGCTTATCAAGACTTCTTGCGTCAGCAGGGCTACCCGGCAGAGCAAGCGCAGTTCTTGTCGAGCATGCTGGGCGGAGTCAAGTTGCCGGAAGTTAACATTCAGCAAACGACGACCATGCCTGCGCAGCCGGGGGGCGCTTCCGGTGTTGAAAAAATTATTGAAGGTGCTGCTGGCATTGACGCATTGCTTGAGTTACTTAAAAGATACGGTTAATTTCAGAGGCGCAACATGGAAAACGAAGAAGAAGACGATTTGGAATTAGGCATGGAACAATCGCCTATGCCCGGTCTTAATGCGCTTGCGCCAAGTGATACTCGCGCCTTTTTGTTGCAGCAAGCGCAGCAGCGAGAAGCTGAGCGTTCTAAGCTTTTCCAAGCCGAGCTTGACCGGATTGAAACGGCCAAGAAAAATCTATTGGCTAAGCCAACTGAACTGTCTCGCAGAGAGGCGCTTAGAGAAATTGCCAGCCGCTTGGCACAACGCCCCAGCGACCCGCGAGACCCGCGCTTTTTTGAAAAGCGTAACTTGCTCTCTACTTTGCGAGACATTGGGCAAGCTGGCGGGGAAATTTCTAAAAAGGAAAAAGAAGCCAAGCTTCAACAGCAAGCGCAAATCGACGAGCTTGAGGCGCTGCGTGGCAAATACATGTACGGTGCTGCTGAAAAATCTGCGGCTCAGGCCCGCTCTGATTTGGCGCGGTATAGAGAGCCGACTCCGCCTAGACTCCAAGCGTCTGCACAAAAGATTCTTGACCTTCAATCAATAGTGGATGATGAGTCTAAGCCGGAGCAGGCAAGAAATGCCGCTCAAAGAGAAATTAATAAAATTGGGCAAAGCCTAAACCAACAAGACAGAAGCACTTTAGGGCAAATTATTGCAGCTAATAAAATGTTGAAAAGCAAAGACCCAGAAGAAGTTGCGACTGGTAAAGCGTTTTTGTCTAGATACAATGTGAAACCCCCTGCGCTTACTGTAGGTCAAAAAAGAGAAGACCTGATGATACAGGGGGCTGTTGATTTCTTAAAAACCATTCCTCAGCAAGAACTTGATGCTGCTTTAAGGTCTATCTCTATAAACAGAACGCCAAAGCAAGAAAGAATCATCAAGGCTTGGGAGCTTTCCCAAAGGCCCACGTTTGGATCTGCGATCTCTGGTTCGCAGGCAGAGCCTCAAGCTAACAATGACTTAACAGATGAAGAGAGAGAAGAGCTAGAGCAATTACGTAAAGAACTTGGGCGGTAAATAAATGACCCCGCGTGAAGAACTTGAAAAGCTGAGAAGGCTCAAAGAGCTAGAGGCTAAAGCTTCTGGTGTCGCCCCTCCTGCTGTGACGGTTACCAGAATTGGAGATCGTGAGATACAGCAAGAGCAGATGGAAGAGCCGCCGCAAGAACCTCCTGTGACGGATCTTCGTCAAGTCTCTCGGCTTGCCGGAATAGTCCCGCAGCCTGCGGAAGAGCGTGAGCCTGAGCCTAAGAAGACCTTTACTCAGCTTGCCCTTGAGCCTGTTACTTCGTACCCCGAGGTTTACAAAAGGAAAGTTGCTGAGAACGTTGCGCTGGCAAAAGAAGGCGCGGCTCAGCTAGTTGAAGACCCTACGCTAAAAGGAAAGGCGGCTGGTCTTGGCAAGACGGTGCTTGGCGGGCTGGTGTCTGCGCTGTCGCCCGTTGAGGCGGCTATCGAAACGCTGGTTGCTGAGCCTATTGAAAAAGCATCGCTTGGAACTATTCCTAAAGAAACCGCGCAAACGGTGACTGAGATTGCGCTGCCCTTTTTACCCAAAAGCAAATGGGTCAAAGAGGGCGCAAGAACCGTCGAAGACATGGTTAAGATTGACCCGACTTATGCGTCGGCTGTCAAACAATCTGAACGCACTGCAGAAGCCTCCACCCGGGCTGCGGCTATGGGGCCACGGCCTACGCCAGAGCAGCTTAAAGGGGGCATTGCTGCTAAGCCTATTGAGTTGTACCAGAATTACGTAGGTCGCCCGGCTTGGGAGTTTGCCAAACAAAACCCGCTGTCGGTGACCTTGGGCGGTGCCAGCTCTGCGGTTGGTTTAAACACTTTAGACGAAGACGCTTCGGTAAGCGAGCAGATGATGGCCGCTGCCCTGTGGGGTCTTGGTGGCTTTGGTGTTTCAAAAGGAATGAAAGCGGTTGTTAAAAACATTCCGCTTAAAGACTCAAACGCTGCTGAGTGGTTTTCGCGTGGCGTTATTGATAACTACGGATTGCCTCAGGACTACCTTGACGTAAAGGCCGGGGCAAAGATGTTCAAGAACCAGATGTCTGATGACTTTCTGGATCTGGTTAAAGACGTTCGCAAGCTGCCGCAAAACGAGCGTAAGATCCTTTACTACATGATGCAGGGGGAAGAAGTCCCTCTTGACACTTTGGCAAACCTTAGCGATGAGGCCAGAGGAACCATTACCCGTTATGGGCAAAAGATGGTGGATGTGGGGCTGCTTAGTCCAGAGACGTTTAACAAAAACGCGGCGACTTATTTGCATCGCGAATACACGACTAAGCTCAAGCCGCAAAGTTTGCTCGAACGAGCAACGGGGAATCTCAGGTTGATTGGCTCTGAGCTAAAGCCCAGAGGCGTCGTGATTGACGTTGCTCAAGAAGAAGCTGATAAGTTCCTAAACCAAGGGTGGGAACGCTTCGGTGATTCTAAAAGTGGCAAAGTGCGTCTCCGCCGCCAGCTGACGAAAGAAGAGCGGTTAGCAAAAGGCGAAATTGACGATGCTGCTTATGCGATTGCACGCACAGGCCAGCTGATGTCGAACGACATTGCGACTTATAAACTATTTGATGATATTTCCAAGATGGACCAGTACGTCAGTGACGTACCCCGAGAGGGCTGGGAACAGGTCACTACCGATAAGCTAAAGGGAACGAACATCGCTCGCTTTGGTAATTTGGCTGGCAAGTATGTTGACCCTACGGTGCTGAATGACCTGAAGGGAATTGACTTTTCGAGAAACCTTTCAAGAAATCCGGGGTTTAAAACCTATCAAGAGCTTTTGAAAGCGTGGAAAATTGGAAAGACCGCTTTAAATCCTGCGGTGCATGTCAACAACATCATGTCCAACTTCATGCTGTATGACCTGTCCGGCTCCGACTGGAGGTCGTTGGCTAAAGCTGCAAACGAATTGCGTAAAGGCAGCGATAGCGAGTTGTACGAACAGGCGAGAAAGCTTGGTGTATTTGATTCCGGGTTCTCTGCTCAAGAGCTAGGCAAGGAAGGCCGTAAGGTTTTAGATGAGCTGGAGTCCATCAACCCGGCCACGGATAACGTAGACAAAATGTTCAAAGTGGCTGAGGCCGGATGGAAAAAGACCGGCGGCAAAGTCATTGATGCTTATCAAGGAGAAGACAGCATCTTCAGATTTGGCATTTATGTTGATCGAGTCAATGCTGGAATGTCGCCAGAGGATGCGGCGGCAGAGGCCAAGAAGTGGCTGATTGATTACGAAATCAACGCGCCAATTATCCAAGCCATGCGCAACACAACGCATCCCTTCATTGCCTATAGCTACCGAGCAGTTCCTTTGCTGGCTGAGTCTGCTGTTATGCGCCCGTGGAAGTACGCTAAATGGGCGGCGCTTGGTCACGCTATCAACGAATATGGCGAAGCGGAAGGCGCAGGCGATGTTGAGCTTGAGCGTAAGGCAATGCCTGAATACCAGAAAGGCACGTGGTTTGGTGTGCCGGGCGCACCGCCAACTATGATTAAGTTGCCTACCAAAGATCGCTCAGAGTATATCGACGTTCAGCGGTTTATCCCCGGCGGCGATGTCTTTGAAACGACAGAAGCCTCTAGGCGCGGAATTCCCCTTTTGCCGCGTCAGTTGCAACCGGGTGGGCCGTTGTTAGATTCGTATACTATGGCAATGGAAGGCCGCGACCCTTTCACTGGCAGAGACTTGCCGGGGCTGGGGATAGACACCTCAACGGATGCGGCTATCAAAGCCTCCGCAATCTTAACTGCGCTACTGCCGAACTTGCCGGGAATCCCGGGAACTTACGCGACCGAAAAGTTCAAAAGGGCAGCTTCAGAAACCGGCGGTGAATCGGCTACTCGATCTGCAATTACCACTGGCGATGCCGTGCTGCAAAGCCTTGGCTTTAAGATTACCCCTGTTGATTTGGAAAAGCTGACCCTGCAACAAGTTTATTCCATGCAAAGAGAGCGGATGAAAATTGCTGAAGAGTTTAGACAGGTAAGCAACCGCTATGAGCAAGGGCTGGCTTCGGAAAAAGATTTGCAGAAAGCCTCTGACAAGCTTACATCAAGAATGGAAAAACTGAGCCAAAAGTACCAGAAGAGGTTTGAAAAAGACAAAAAACCTGAGGAAGTTGCCGCGCCTAAAAAAACTGAAGAAAAATCTGAACCGGCTAAAGAAGCTGAAGTTTCTTCGGCAGAGCCGTACAGCTACGAAAGCTTGACAGGCGATCAGCGAGCTAATCTGAATAATTATTTAGAGTCTATGGGTTTAAACAAAGACTTTTTAATGAACGCCAATACGTTCAATTCTACCCCGTTAGAAAAACGAAAAAAACTATTTGAAGTTATTCAAGGCCGAAAGATGGCTCGCGGCGGCCCGGTCTATAGCCATCAAGAAATAAATTTGCTAAAGCGTTACGCAAACGGTGGGGTGGTCACCCGCCCTACGTTGCCCGCTGATCGCTCGGCGGGTTACAAACAAGATGGCGAAGAAGAAGGAAAGCTAATGCGCTTTTTCGAGGCTGCGGCTCGCGAGCTGCCAGATGCTATTAAGCGCAACGTAACCAGCAACGCTGACTTGGCATCGAAGTACCTCAAGTTCAAGTTCGGAATGATGTCTCCTGAAGAAGCTATGCGCGTAGCTAAGATGCTGCCAGACAGCCTAAAGGGAATGGCTGCTAATGCCGTACAGTTTGCCAAAGAAGCCCCGCGTGCCGTAGCCGAAGCAACGCCTGAAAGCGCTGGGCGGTTTGCTGGACAGTTGGTCGCGGGGGAACTCACTGATCCTTTGCGCATGTCGCGTGCTGCGAGGGCGGTGACGAAGCCGGTACTGTCTAAGTTAGATGTCTACCACGGCACCCCGCATCGTTTTCCTGCTACCGAGGCCAACCCGCTGGGCGAGTTTGACGCCAGCAAGATCGGCACGGGTGAGGGTGTGCAGGCGTATGGGCATGGAATTTACTACGCAGAAAACCCAGATGTTGCGAGTTCTTACGCGACGATGAATCAAGCATCAGCGCCATCTCGCGCCTCGTTAATTCGTTTGCGTGACCAAGCCCCGCAAGGTTCGGCTGAATGGACGCATTACGACAATCTTGCAAAAGAAAGGGTAAGCTCCCTTTACAAAGCCGACCTCCCCGACGAAATGATTGATCGGATGTTGGATTGGGATAAGCCGTTAACACGAC